ACGCCTCGTAGAAGTACCCGGTGTTGCGCCGTGGGTTGGAAAACGCCATCCAGAAGCGATTTGGCGTGTTTTCTGTGAAAAAACCGCTTGTCACCGCCCAGATCGAGTCGTCGATACCCGAGGCCTCATCAAAAATCACCATCACGCCGTCGAAGTTGTGTACGCCCGCGTAGGCGTCCGGGTTCTCCGCCGACCACAGTCGCCCCTCGACGCCCCAGTAACGGGTGCCTTTCTTCAAATCGCGCTCGACCAGCTCGGTAAGCCACTTGGCCGGCATCAGCCTGGTGGCCGATACCTCAAACCAGTGGCTGTTAATCGACATCGCCAGCCACTTTGTCAACTCGGCCCAGGTGATCGAGCGCAACTGGCTTTCCGAGTTAGCCGAAATGATGGTCGTCGAGCCAATCCGCGTGGACAGCATCCAGTCCGTGATCCAACTGACCAGCGCCGACTTGCCAATACCCCGGCCAGAGCTGACCGCCAAGCGCAGCACGTCATAGTCCACCTTGCCGCCATTGGCTTTGATGTGCTCGGCCATGCTCGTGAGCACCTCGCGCTGCCATTTGCGCGGTCCAGTGAAGTGCTCCAGCGGCGTGCCCTTGACACCCCACGGATAGGCAAACATCACAAACGCCAGCGGGTTGTCCTTGATGGCCGGACTCCACAGCCGGGCCATCAGCTCCTGCTCATCAGCCGCGCTGTAGCGTGTGGTCTGCATCAGATGTCAAACAACTCGTTGATCAGCCAGATGACCACTAGAAACGCGACGATCCATATCTTCACTAATGGCCTCCACATCCACGACGTTTAGCACGCGCTGCTGCGCCTCTTGTAGCGCCGCCGTGATGCTGATCGACTGGTTGACATCCACACTGATGGCCTGCTTGGCTACCCAGCCGTGGACGTTTTGCAAGATTGCGAGCGCCGCCTTGGCGTCGCCTTGCGCCGCCGCCTGGTGCAGCAGATGGCTCATCTCCATCTCGCCCTCGGCGCGGCCCTTCATCTCTGCATACGCCGCGATCTCATCGAACTGCTTGAGCCGGGCGTACTCCTTGGGCAGCATGCCTGCGGCTAGGGCCAGATTGTCACCCTTGAGGCCGAGCTTGGCCGCGTTGTAGATGCGGTGCAGTCGGTCCTCAGTGGCCTGCAACTGACGCGGTTCGTAAGGCAGGGTTTCGAACATGGGCGGAATATACCAAAGTTGTGCAAAAAATAAAAAGTTTTTGTAGCCCCTCCGGCGCCGGGACCGGCCGGCCGTCGGCCCTACCCCACCCCCTCCGGCCGAAAACCGACGGCAAATCGGCCTGCAAGGTTAGCAAGCGCTCACTCACAAGGCCTGGGGGCATGGGTCAAATTGTCACGTGCCACGCAGTAGCAAGCCAGCGCGCCAGCAGCATGGGTCAGTTGGGCTATGTTCAAGCGATAGCCTAAGTGACCCATAACTGTGCAACATGGCCCGCGCCTGGGTCAAAATGGCATGGGTCAAAGTGACCCATAAAAAAAGCCTTATGAATCAAGGACTTAGGCGAATTTTGGCGATTTATGGGTCAATTGTCACGCGACCGAGGGTCGCTGACCCCCATTTGTCACCTATGCGACACTGCTGGCGTAGGCGCGGGGGCAAGGGGCGCGGGGATTCTGCTGTTAGCTGTACATCTATACAGTATATTTTTTCTTGTCAATCAAATATCAATCTAATGACAATATGACCCAACAGCCCCCTTCTCTCTTCTGTACGGGCATGGGTCACTTCACTTCGCCAGCATGACCCAGCCATTGCCTAAATGACCCAGAAACGTATTAGGGTTTGTACGGGGCTTGACAACATCAAAGAATTCTTTACAATCCCAGGCTGGCAACGCAACAACGAAAGGACACGCAAGTGAACGACTGGATCAAGACCCTTCCCGCAGACACATACATCTTCGCTCGTGACGACTGGACTGGCGCGCAAACGAACGCAGTGTTCGCCAAAGTCGCCGCAGACCGCGCCGACTACTACCAGCTGCTGGACGCGCTGACCGCCGCCGATCAGAGCTTGGCGGGCGTGTCTGACGACTGCGCGCGCGACAACATGCCGCCGGCCATGATTGAGGGACAGCTCGGCTACTGGCGCGAGATGCGCCGCTACTTGGCCAGCTCAGCAGGGCAAATTTGGGAGAGTGAAAACCGCGACCTGAACGCCGAAATCGGCATGACCATCTACTAAAGGAACCTAAACCATGCACACCCGTGATTCCGCTGCCGCGCTCATCGTGGCATTCATCCTCGCCATCCCCTTCATCGTCTACTTCTGGAGCCTGCAACCATGAACATCGCCGACGTCATGAAACCCGCATCTTGGATCATCGTCAACAAGGCCACCGGCGCGGCCGTGTTTGAGACGTTCAACGAAAACACCGCGCGCGCTGTCAACACCCGCCTCTATGAAGCAGTTCCCGTGCTGTTCGACACCTACAACGGCTGGACCAATTACGCCACTTGGCGCGTCAACTTGGAGATGTTCGACGGCGGGCCGGACTGGTTCGATTTTGACCAGGAGGCCTACGATCTAGGGCACGACCTGAAGGCCTACGCGGAAGAACTGATTGAAGACACCACGCAAGAGGGCCTAGGGCGCGATTACGCCCTGGCTTTCCTGTCCGATGTCAACTGGTACGAAATCGCCAAGCACATGAAAGAGGAGCAGACAGCATGACCTATATCGAACACGAGCGCGCCGCGTATATGGCCGGCGATTACACCCTCGCCGATGCGTATGCCAAGCTGGAAGACTTGACCGAAGCCGTGAATCGCCTGATCGGGGTGATGGACGAACCCGCCGATGACATGGTGCGCGACGCGCTGCAAGCCGTGCGGAGGGCTGTCGCATGAAAACATCTGAACTGACCGGAGCCGCGCTGGATTGGGCTGTGTCTGCCGTACATGGTGACAGCGATATTCACCCGTACAGCACGGATTGGAACGAAGGCGGCCCAATCATTGAGAGGGAACGCATCAACATCCGCGACGATGGCGGCGATCAATGGGCGGCGGATGACAACATCCGCGCAACAGCCTACGGCCCCACGCCCCTAGTTGCAGCCATGCGTTGCTACGTCGCATCTCAGTTAGGCGATGAGGTAAACGTACCGGAGGAAGTCGAACAATGAACCGCTACACCATCAACCCGTGGGGGTTTGAGATGACAGTCCATGCGGACGTTTACCCCGGCGAGATGCTGACATGGGACGAACCCGGCGCGCCACCGATGGCGGACGTTTTCCACGTGTTCGTCGGGGGCATCGACATTGCGGAGATGCTGACCGCGCCCCAATTCGCCCGGATTGAAGATGCGCTACTGCGCGCGGAAGACTACGTATGATTGCGGCCCTAGTCGCTGTTGCAATCGCTGCGCTACTGGTGGCGGTCTTCGATCTATAATCGATCCGCAAGTTGCCAAATTTCAGCCCCGACCCTAACAGGCCGGGGCTTTTTTATTTGACCCGCATCAAAGCCGACGGGGGCGCGTCTTCCACAAGCCGACGCAATTCGGACTTGGTGTGCCCAGCAAGAGACGGGTGACAGTAAATGTTTTTCTTGCTGGGGTAGTCAGCCGAAGCAATCCGGCCCATGTTGACCCATCCGGCCTCTTTCAGCGCGTGTAGAAGGGCTGCTTGCGGGATTTTCACGCCAGAGGGGGCAGACCCTGCCACCCGGTCACAAAGGCCGTGGAAGGGCGAGCCGACCACACCCCGGGCGAACTCACCCTGACGCGCGCGCATCATTTCCACCAAGTAGGACTCTGCCAAGCTCATGCCGTGTTCGACTAGGTTCGCCTTAAATTCGGTCCAGGCGGGGGCTGCGGCGGGGTTGAACGCAGACACGTCACGATCGCGCAACCAAGCTGCAATCGACTCATATCCGCCGATCCGATACCACGACCACAACCGATGCGCGGCATCCGGGGCCATGCGCGGGGCGGTGGACCAGATCGCAAACCAGCGGCGGTCCTGCGAATCCAAACTAATCGGCACGGGGTCGTTACTAAAAGCAAGGACAAACATCCGGTTGAGCGAATCGTAGGGGTGCAGACCCTTCCTGTTGATCGTGAGCATCTCCGGGGGCGCTGCGATCACGGGCTTCAACTTATTCGCCAAGGCGCGGCGGTCCTTGGCCTCTGGTTCTTTCAACTCGTTCAAGATGAGAATTTCGGATTCCAGGGCATAACCCCATTGCGAGCCAAGCGTGTCGTTATCCAGCAAGCCCCGATTCTTCAACTGCGGCCCGCACACGGCCCAGATGAAAGGCGCCCAAAGCGTATCCTTACCGCAGCCCTGATCGCCCCCGTGCAATACCGCGTGGTTGATCTTGACCTCGGGGTGCTGGACCTTGTAGGCCATCACGTTGAAAACGTGCTCGCGCTCGGACTCTTCGGGGATGAGCGTCGCGCAGTGATCCAGCCATGGCGAGATGTCTCCCCCTTCTCCCACCACCGGCCGCGCATCGCGCCAGCGGTTGCCGTAGACGTCGCCGTCACGGGCGACCAGCACGCCCTCGCCTGCGGCATACGTAATGCCCACCAGGGTGCGCGCGCCCATGTCTTGGCGGTTCTCGTCAAAACAGTAGGACGCCTCGATCTTGGGCTTCTTGCCGTGGATCGAGCGGCACTCGACGTGACGGAAAAGGGCGTTAAAGGTGCTGCGGCTCACCTCGCGGCGGTCTTGCAGGTCGAAGTAATGATCGCCTTCTTGCACGTAGCAAAAGCGCTTATACCAATCGGCCTTGATGGTGCGGCCTAGCTCCTTGCGCTCGACTTCGGCAATCACACGCGCGGCCTCATCGGGGAACGCCTTGGTGGGCTCCAGTTTCTCAAGGGCGTCGGTCATCATGGACGCGAGCAGCTCATCGCGCAAGCCAGGCGCATGGGCCGGGCCGCCGTTCTCGGCCACCCATGCGAGGAAGGCGTTGGAGTCGAACTCGGTGCAGTGGCCGTGGTAGCAGCAATATGCGCGCATGGCGCTGTTGTAGCGCCCCTCCGGGTTGCCGTCGGTGTGCTCGGCGTTGTTGGGGCAGATAACGCCCGCCCATCCGTCATGGTTGGGCTGGCGCAGCACCAGGCCCTGACCGGAGAGCCACGCCAGCACGTCATCTGCACCATCGTCAGAAATCCGAATCGGACGGAAGGCGGCGCTCTCTTCGTGCGGGGTGACGCCAAGGGCCTCGCAAATTTGGGGTAAGGTGAACTGCCGCTCAGGGTGGAACTCCACCAGGCGCGAGGCGAAGTTATCGCGTCCGGGCTTGATGTTGATCGAGCCGGGCAGACGGAAGTTGCGAACCGGGTTGATGGCCCCCTCGTCGGTGTAGCCGGCCTCGGCAATGGCCGTGATCGCGGCGCTGAACTGCCCCTTAGTCGGTTGGTCCTCGCTGAAGGCGTAGCCCCACTGGAAGCTGCCGGGGCTGGTTTCCATGATCCACGTCGGCGCTAGGGGCGGCTCTTTGGCCTTCGTGCCGATGTCGTCCAGCACCATGCAAAGGACGTACTCGCAGTTCGCGGCACTAGCCCGGGCGTAGCCGTCGGTGAAGCGGTCCAAGATGAAGGACGCGGTGTTGCCGTACCACGATTGGCCGTCCTTCATCGTCTTGGTCGGCAAGAACGCCGGCCAGGTAGCCTTAACGCCCCCGTCGGCGTGCAGTTGGATTTGCCCGTCTTTGAGTTGTGGCTTTTGTCTGACAACCAGAAAAGTCTCGCCCTCTGGGGCGAGCGATACCATATAATCCAGAAAATCCATCGATTAGCTCCTTTGGTGAAAACGCCCGGCAGGCCACTACCTGTCGGGCGTTGTTATTTTCCGTATCGCGTCATGATGCTGGCCTCAACGGCCAAGGGGATGCCCTCGGCCCATGCTGGTGGGGTGCACATGATACGCTCCATCTCCAGCTTTACGGCTTCGGGTTTATCTGTCTCGACGACCACTTCGTCATGCACATGCAGCACCACGTCATCGATATGGCGCAGTGCGTGGCGCAAGATGTCGTTGGCGGTTGCTTGGGTGATGTTCTCGCACGCAAGGCCCTTCCACAGACGCGCGCGCGGCCACTCTGTCGCATCGGCTGCGGGCTTCCAAGATGCTTTGGCGTAAGTCACCCCTTCGCTTTCCAGCCGAGCGTAGGGGTAGCATAGCACGCGACCCGAGGGCAACATGTACCACAGGTGCAGTCCATCAAAGCAATACGTCACGCGCCCAGCGCTAAACTCATGGCCCTTGTTACGCATCGCGCGGGTGTAGGCTTCTTCCAGCGCCTGCCAAAACGGCACGGACCACGGGTTAGCGCGGCGCCAAGCGTCAACGACGCGTTTGGCTTGCGCCTCCTCGAAATGCACGCCGTAGGCCCGGCCCATCGCAGCAAACGCCCCAACGCCGCCGGCAAAGCCAAGGGCTAGCTCCTGCACCTTGCCGACCTGGCGCTGCTCGCCCGTCACGTCCTCATAGGCCACGCCGTAAGTCGCAGCGGCGTTGACCTTGTAGGGGTCTAGCTTCTTGCGAAACACGTCCAGCTTGATGTTGCCCGTGATGCTGGCGGCCAACCACGGGTTGACGCGGCCTTCGATGGCCGACCAGTCGGCGACGACAAAGTGCTTGCCCTTGGCGGGGATCAGTGCGGGCCGGAGCATACCCCGAAGTACATCTGTAACTCGGCGTCCAAAAGCTGGGACGATGCTGTGCCCTCGGACCATAGATGTTCGTACTTCATCAGGTTGCGAAGCGCACTTGCGAGTGAAGTTATGGACTTGGAGGCCATAGCTCGACGCACGACCTGTGGCGGCACCCCCAGCGAA